AGTACAAGGATTCGGTCATCGAGAAGGAATACGAAAGCAGTCTCGAAATCCGCCAAAACACAATCAACCTCCTCGAAGACGGGTACGAGAAGGAGCGACAACAAATCGAACTCAACTACGAACGTCTGCTCTACGAGAACAAGAAGCGTTCGGACGCGATGGTCGAAGCCATCAAGGAGAACAAGATGCGCGAATGGAAAATCGCGAACCCGAAGGCGACGAAAGAGAAAGAGAACGCATATCGCGACAAGCTCAACGTGACGGAGAAAGACTTCGAGCCGTCGCAAAGGCTGATGCTGGCGCAATACAAGAGCGTAGCCGACGATACGCGCGTCAAAGCATCGGGCGATCTCTACAAGCGCACAATCGAAGGTTTCCAAGACTACGACACACGACGCGCAAAGATCGCGGAAGAGGGGGCAAAGAAGCGCGAAGAAATCGAACGCACGCACGCTAACTACGTCAAGACACTGAACGAAGAAGTGACGAAGGCGAAGGCCGAAAAGCAAGCAGCCCTCGACAAGTTCGACGCTAAAGCCCACACCGCGGCCGAACAACGCGAAAAGGAAGCCCTCGCCAAGCTCGAACAAATCGGCGATTCGAAAGACCGCGCCCTCGCCGAATCGAAGCAAAAGCAGGAGAAGGACATCAAGGCCGTGAACGACGAGGAGATCGAAAGCTTGCAGAAGACCTCCGCACTCTTCGTTAAACTCTTCGGCGACGCATCCGAGAAGAGCCGAAAGGAACTGCGCGGCGTGATCACCGAAACCGAGAATCTCTTGAGCTATCTGCGAAGCACCGACGACAAAGACCTCGTCGCATCGTTCGGCTTTTCGGAGAAGCAACTGCAAAATCTCAAACAATCGCCAGAGAAGCTGAAGGACATCACCGAGCAACTCAAGCGGTTGAAGGACGCGGCGAAGGACGGAAACCCGTTCGGTGAACTCGCAGACGCGATCAACGACGTATTCAAGAAGACCGAGAATGGCGAAAACCTTAAGCCCCTCGAGGTGCGTTTGAAACGATTAGGGGCATCCACCGCCGAAGCGGCCGACGAGATCGGGAAAATCGCGGCGAAACTCTCCGCACTCTTCGAAGCAGCGGGCAGTCAGAACATGGCCGAACAAGCCGAAGGGCTGATGAACGCGATGAGCACCGTGTCGAACATCGGAAAAGGCTTTGCACAAGGAGGCATTGTCGGGGCGATTGAAGCCGGCGCAATGGAGGTACTCGGCTACGTGACGAAAGCCTTTCAAGCGGCCGCCGTACACAAGAAGGCGCTGCTCGACATTCAGAAGCAAATCAACGATCAACAGCTGCAATACAACGAACTCCTCCGCGTCGAACAGCGCGAAGCCCGAGACCTCGAAACGATCTTCGGTTCGGACAAGTTGACGAAGGCGCGTCGATCTCTCCTCCTCGCAAAGGACTGGGAGGACGACATCAAGCGAAGCATCAAGGGGGACATTAAGACGCTCGCCGACTATCGCTTTGAACTCGAAAAGAAAGAGCAATGGCAGGGCGGACGCCAACTCGTCAACACGAAGGCCGAGGGCGACAACTATGGGCTGGGCATGTTCAGCATCAAGACCGGCCACGCCAAATCGGGATTCTTCGGCTTGGGAAAGGGGCGCGACTTGTATAGCGGCTTGACACAGATTGCCGAATACAAAGACCTCGTCAAAGCCAACGGCCACCTCAATCTCGAACTCGCCAAGAGCATCGCGGCGACCCGAGAGTTTGAGGGCGACGGCAAGAAGGCGTTCGAAGCGCTCATCAAGAAGGAGGAAGACTTCGAAGCGGCTCTCAAACAGATGGACGACTACCTCGGCGGTATCTTCGGCAACTATGCGTCGGACATTATGGATGCGGTGATTGACGCTTTCGAACGCGGCACAGACGCGGCCGAAGCTTTCGGCGACGCGACAAAGAAGGTGATGAAGAACGTAATTAAGGACATGATGCAAGCGGCCATTCTCCAGCCCATCATTAAGGAGCAATCCGAGTTGGTGAAAAAAGCCTATGAAACGGGCGACGACAACGCGATTCTCCAGGCCGTAATTCAAGCGACAGAAAAGGTCGAAGTGGCGCAGGAGCGTATGACGGGCTTTATCGCAAAGGCCAATGAGGAGTTGAAGAAGAAAGGACGCGACCTCACCGCCGGCAGCACCGCAAGCCGCGAAGCATCGCAAAAGGGCATCGCCACCGCGTCGCAAGACTCCGTCGACGAACTCAATGGACGAATGACCGCCGTGCAAGGCCACACGTTCGACATCGCCGAGAACACCCGAATGCTCCTCGCCACGACAAACGAAATCTTGAAGGGCGTGGTCGGCATCGAACGCAACACGGGCAACGTCCACACGCGCCTTTCGGTCGTCGAGCAGCACTTGAAATCCGTTAAAGACACCGTCGGAGACATCGCCCTCAAAGGAATTAAAATCAAGCAATGAACACATTAGACTATTCAGATCGGCTCTATATCGGCGTGGCGGACGTTCTGGAATACTCCTACGTCTGCACGGCATTCGGGGGCTTTGACGAACTGATCGCCTTTCCGCCGTTGAAGACCCCGCCCGCGAACGATTGGCACGAAGAGCGCGGTTTCGACCCCGATCTCTCCGACCCCGTGCTCGACACGCGCGAGGTAACGCTGAGACTCTCCGCCACCGGTCAATGGGACTACGAAGGCGCCATCGGAATGCTCGAAGTGTCTCCCGTTATTGACGTGCGCGCCACGAGCATCGGACGTTCCTGGTCGCTGCGTTTCATCGCGCCCACCGGCGGCGCCAACGCATCGACCTTCGGGCTCAAATTCGCCGACGACACCCCGATGCAGGGCTACACGTACCAGCCCCCCAATGCCGAGAAGGAGCGCGAGTGGATATTGAGCACCTCGCGGCGCGATGATTTCGTGATCACCGAAAGCCCGAAACGCTCCTTTGCCGACTACGGGGCACGCGTACTCGGCGACGTGGTCGACGAAATGGAGCGGCGCAACGAAGTGAAGACCGGATTACTCCGCAAGTTTTCGACAAAACCGGGGGCGTTTTACGACAAAGGCGCCTTGTTTAACGAGAAAGGCGGCGACCGCTCCGTCCAACTCCTGATGCGCGCCGACACCCTCGCCGAACTTTGGCGAAATTACGACGCGCTGCTCTTCGACCTCATCCGCCCCGGTGCGCGACGCTACAAGGACGCGCCGTTCTACTACAGCTCGTGCCACGTCGACAAGTTCATTCCCGACGAGCCGCGGCCGTGGCTGCAATTCACCCTCACTCTCACATTCTACGAAGGTAGTTCCGAAAAATCTTACTACGAATTATGATCATCTATTCCCCCGCGGGCGAAACACTTCTCGACGTGATGCCCGACGATAACTCCTATCGCCACCGCGCGATTATGGGCGACAATGCGCTCACGCTCTATTTATCCCTCGCACAGCACGTCGAAATTCCCGTCGGCGCGTATTGCGAACACGGCGGCGAGCGCTACACGTTGATGCGTCCCGAAGCCCTCAAAATGCAACACACGCGGCATTTCGACTACACCCTCGAACTCGAAGGCGAGCAGGGCAAGATGTCGATTTGGAAATTCCGCAACCCAATCGACGGCCGTCTGCGTTTCTCGCTGACCGCGCGCCCAAAGGAACACCTGCAAATGCTCGTCGACAACCTCAATCGCCGCGACTCGGGGTGGACGGTGGGCGAATGTATCGAGAGCGCCGAGCGTGTGGTGAACTACGAACACGCCTTTTGCCGCGATGCCCTCGCGTTGATGGCAAAAGCATTCGACACGGAATACGAGATCGTGGGGAAACGCATCTCGCTCGGTGCCGTGGAACACGACCGCGCGAACGCCCTGCCGCTTTCCTACGGCAAGGGCAACGGCTTTGTCTCGGGGGTGGCGCGCACGAACAGCGAAGACAGCGTGCCGACCGAGATTCTCTACGTGCAAGGGGGCGAACGCAACATCGACCGCTCGAAGTACGGCGCGAGCACGCTGCATTTGCCCCTCAATGCCACCATAGGCTTTGACGGCGCGCGTTTTGAAGGCGAAACGGGCTACGATGCCCGAAAGGCACGACGCTATCGCACAGACGAAAAAGGCTTTGCCGTGCAACGTGCCGACCGCCCCCTTTCGTCGAAGGCCGAGGACAGCGTCGATTTGACCGACATTTACCCGAGCCGCATCGGAACGGTGGCCGAGGTCATCACGGCAGACGAGAAAAAGCACTTCTACGACTTCACCGACCAGACGATTCCCGAGACGCTCGACTTCGAGAAGTGCCTGATCGCAGGCGAGAAGATGACCGTTATCTTCCAAAGTGGTATGCTATCGGGACGCGAGTTTGAAGTGAAATACGCCCACGCGGCATCGGGGAAGAAGGCGCGCCGCTTTGAAATCGTGCCGCAGGAGATCGACGGACAGACAATGCCCGGGGGCGTGTTCGTTCCGCGCGTTGGCAACAAGTACGCCGTCTTTCATTGTATGCTCCCCCAAGCCTACATCAACGACACGGCCACACGTTCGGGGGCGGAATGGGACTTGCTGCGCAAGGCCGTGAAGTATCTTTACAGCCACGAAGACCCGAAGTTTTCATTCACCGGCACGCTCGACGGCATTTGGGCGAAGCGCAACTGGGCGAACGTGGGCGGCCGTTTGAAAATCGGGGCGTTCATTCTCTTCTCCGACAAACAGTTTCAACCCGAGGGCGTGGCCGTGCGCATTGTTGGCATCAAGGACTATATCAACACGCCGCATTCGCCCGAAATCGAACTCTCGAACGCGCCCGTTTCGTCTTCGTTCGGCACGACGTTGAAGGCGTTGGAGAGTGCGGCCGTGACCGTCGAAGAGAAGCACCGCGAAGCATTGCAATACAGCAAGCGCCGATTCCGTGACGCGCAGGAGACGGCCGAAATGATCGGGGCTGCGCTCTCCGATCGGTTCACTAATGCCATAAGCCCCGCGGCGGTGCAAACGATGTCGCTCCTCGTCGGCGACGAAAGTCTGCAATTCCGATTTGTGGGCAGCCGCACGAACCCGACGGCCGTTCCCCACGCCGTGACCTACAACGCGAAGACAAAGACGGTGAACGCGGCGAGCGGCATCTTGCAACACCTCACTCTCGGCATTCGCACCGTGAGCGCCAAGCACAGCCCCTCGGAATATCGCTTTTGGGACGTGGCGGCATTCACGAGCGGACGACTTGACGACGCGGCGAAGAAGTACTATCTCTATGTCCGTGCCCCTCGAAACGGCAACCGCGCGGAGTTTGTGCTGAAGGAAACGCCCGTCGGTTTTGAGAGCGACGCGGCAAATTATCACCTTCTGGTCGGGGTACTCAACAGCGAGTATGACGGCGACCGCAGTTTCGCGCCTTTGTACGGATTTTCAGAGGTACTCCCGGGGCGTATCACCACGGATCGTGTGGCCACTTCCGACGGCCGCTCATTCTTTGATCTCGCGGCAGGTGAAATGCGACTCGGCGATTCGTTGGTTTATCAGAACGGGCGTTTGTCACTTCGTGGCACGTTGGTACAGAACGAGGGCGGAGTCACTTCGCCGTTGGCTTGTTATCGCGGTGAGTGGAACGCAACGACGACGTACTACAACGGCGACGAGGTGCGCAACACGGATGCGGAGGGCGTGGTTTCGACCTATCGTTACATCGGCGAGCGCTCCTCTTCGGGTGCTCCGCTGACGGACAAAACGAAGTGGACGATTTCGGCATCGGGCGTGAAGGGTCGAGACGGCGACGCGGGACTTTCTGTGGGAGTGAATCTGCTCGACGGCACAAACTTCAACACGGACACCCCGATTTATGCCTCGCCGCGCAACCCGAAGTGGCCGTCCGTGAAGGGGCTTGTGACGGTGTTGCCTGGCGGTAAGAACGGGGCAAATGTCGTTTGCGCCATGGGGCAACTCAACGTAATACGTGCAAGCATTCCCGGCGAAAAACTTACCGTGGGAAAGACCTACGTTGTCTCCTTTTGGTATCGTACTGACGGCAATCTGCACCTATGGTATAATTACCCCGACAACGGACATCTCGAACGAACCAACCCCGAACGCCCTCCTCATTCTTCACCGGCTGAGTACAACGACGGGGCACTGCACCACAGTGTGGAGTGGAAACGTTACACGAAAGCGTTCACGTGGCACGGCACATCACCTCTTTGTGGAATCTATGTAGACCTAAACGACGCCGATAGCGGAAAGTGGATAGAAATTTGTGGTCTCAAAGTCGAAGAGGGCGACACGCCAACGACGTGGTGCTTGTCCGAGAACGACAAAATTGGGGCGACTGGCATAGACGGCGAAAGCTACCATGTGAACCTTGTTGATAACAGTTCTTTTGCGAAGGGCTTGGAAGGATGGGGCGGCGGATACGGTATGCCCACGTTTGACGACTCAATGCAAAGCCCCGTACCGGGAACACGTGTCGTAAAAATAACCGGGCAAGCCGTAGGGCTAGATCCATATCACGAGGCTTCCCAAAATGTACGAGAACGTATTCTTCCCGACACGACCTATACATATAGCGTTTGGGTGAAGACCTCCGAAGGAATGAGCAACGCGCGCATTATTGTTTATCCGGCACCACATATAGAACAGCAAATCGACCACGAGCACGGCGGCGAGTGGACGCGACACGCGATTACGTTTACCACAGGGCAAAACATCGCAGCAGAAGGACAACACGTCTATTTACGTCTAGGGACTCAAACCAACCCGAACGCCGCGGTATGGTTCGCCGCCCCGAAACTTGAAATCGGAGACACACCCACAGAGTGGACAACGTCGGAAAACGACCGAAAGGGCGAAAAGGGGAACGATGGTCGCGGCATTGAGCGCGTGGAAGCGTTCTACAGGCTCACGGAAAAGAACATCGCACCGAGCCTAAGCGAATCGGGATGGGAGAACACGGCACCCCAACCGACAAAGGAGCGGCCGTGGCTTTGGCATTGCGAACTCACGAGATACACGGACGGTTCTACAACCGAAACCGCGGTGCGACTGATAGGGCATTACGGAAAAGACGGAACGAACGGCACGAGCATTCGGGCGCAATACAGCACCGACGCGCAAACATGGCACGACGATTTCGCCGAGGGCGATGTATGGATGCGTACGGGCAACGGCACAACGTGGGGCGGTGCGCTGCGCGTGGTGGGCGAATCGGGGACGGACGGCAAAAGCCCCGTTTACGATTTCGCCGCGTCCTCACAACTGGCCACCGCATCGGGTACGACCGCCCCAACTATTCGGGGAACGTGGCAAGACGCGCCTCCTACCCTCCGCGACGGCGAGGTGCTATGGTATCGGCTCACCGCGGCGAACGGCAAAATCACCTACGGCCGTTTGAGCGGAGAGAAGGGAAAGCCGGGAAAGCCGGGCGACGCTGGGAGCACGAGTTATATACACATGGCTTATGCCAACAGCGCAAACGGCGAGAAAGACTTCACCTTGGAAGAAAACCTCGGGCGAAATACTGTAGAGGATTTCCTCTACTTCGGAATCTACTCCGATTTCGAAGGGAGAGCAAGCCGGAGCCCCAGTGATTATACGTGGACGAGGCTGCGCGGGGAAGATGGACTTGCGCCGAACCCGAATCTTCTTGACGGCACAAACTTTGAAAGCCGCGTGCCGTGGGCGACGTTCAACGTTTCAGAAAGTCTTTACTCGTTTAAGGGAAAGCCTACACAGTTCGGGAATAGCCAACTTGCAGAAGGTCAATTCAAAGACCTACTCGTACAAGAGATTACCTCCGTCTTGAAAGTGGGACAAACCTATACTTTCTCTGCGTGGATGCAAGCCCGTGGGACATTGACGTGGATATTCTCGGGAGTAGAGTTCGCCGAAGCCCCCAAAGTGAATGGCGTGCAAACGGGCGACGCGAGCGGTGCGGGTAACATTCCCGAAAACAAGAAGTCGTGGGAGTACGAGAAAGTGACAGTTTCGTTCAAAGTGAAGACGATCGCCTCCCCGAGACAGTACTTCTATATCCGTGCTTGGGGTGAATCTTCGTTGAACGTTGTAGATCCGAAGTTAGAAATTGGAGCGATAGACACCCCGTGGTGTCCCTCCGAGCGTGATCTTCGCGCCGATTACCGCGAACTGCGCTTTGCCGTGAACGGATCGCCCACGCAACCGCCTGCAATCTCTTCCGATAGACGAACGCCCGACGGATGGAACATTGCGCAGCCCGTTGTCGGAGTTGGGCAATATCTGTGGATGACCTCGGCAATGGTGAGCCGATATGAAACGGCGTTACTCGACCGCTGGAGTACGCCGACGCGCATAACGCCCGAAGACGGAAAGAACGGCCGCGACGGCGCAGCCCCTGCCATGGTGTATCGTGGCGTATGGGACGCGTCAAAAGAGTATTACGGCACGATGCACCGCCGTGATGCCGTATTTCACGACGGGGCGTACTACATTGCGAGAATCGATGCAGGAACGTTCCGCGGTGTCGATCCCACGGAAATATCGAAGTGGAACAACTTCGGCGCAAGTTTCGAGAGCGTGGCCACACAGTTGTTGCTCGCCGAGCACGCTAATGTGGGACGCTGGATCTTGAGCAACGGCAATTTGGTTTCGGATTTAGACAACACGCTGACGCACATCAGATTGGACGCGCGAAAGAATGAAGTGTGGCTGCATTCGGCTTATATTGAAAACAGTCCGGAAGCGGCTGAAGATTCATCGTCGGACATCATTTTCCAAGCGTCGTCGGGCGGTTTGAACGCTTCTGCGCGCTTTAAGTCATCGAACAAAACCTACCATTCTGACGCGGGTCTAGATTGGAGAGGAATATCGTCGGTTATTGAGTACGTTCCCGAGCCGAACGCCCCCCGCGATCAAAGGCGAGAAGCAATTTCGGGACGAATGACATGTAACGACAAAGGAATTGCGGTCGGTGTTTCGGGAATTGCGATAAATCAAGGGAAAGGCGAAGCGTTCGGCGGGTATTTCGTCAATCTTAAAGCCCTCGGCCTTGTCGTTAATGTAAAGCGTGTAGGCGAACTGAACAATAACAACTCCGTATCGCTCGTCTTGTCGGATACACGCGTCGTCGGGCTGCACGACAACGGAAACGTCGACGTGCGGTTACCTGCGAAGGCTTCCGAAGGCCAAACAATCGTCTTCACACAAGTAGGGCGCGGCACGATGAAGATTCTCCCTCCCGTTGGAGAGTCGAACCACCGATTCGGTAACTACTCCGAGCGCATTCTTTCTGAGTGTAGCGTCAATCGAAGTAAAACTGTTCGCCTTACGCTCCTCCGAAACGTCAACATCGGGAACGAGCATGGCATCCATCTTTGGATCGTAGAAGAATAACCCTCACAGAAACTAAATATGAAATGCGAAATGCAAGAAGTTTTAATCCGTTATGCTGAACAGCATCTTTACTTACACATTGTCCTCATCACCCTTTGTGCCGCCGCGATTCTCGTTGCGATGGGCGTCGATCTCTTTTTCGGCATTCGCAAAGCACACGAACGCGGACAGCCCACGACATCGCGGGGGCTGAAGATGACAAGCCGAAAGGCCGTGAAATATCTTGTCCCGTTCCTCGTCCTTACCCTCATCGATATTATCGGCACAGCGGTCTTTTCCGCTCCCTACCTTTCGATGGCGTGGGCTGGCTACTGCTTGCTCTGCGAGTTCAAGAGCGTACGCGAAAAGGCTTGGGAGAAAGAGGAAATCGACAAACAAAACAGAATCGTACAAACGACGATTGCGGAGGGCGATTTGGAGAAAGCGGCGAAGAAATTTGTAACGGCATTCTTTGCCGAAGCCGAGCGACAAGGCTTGCCCGTAAATTCACAAGATCATGTACCCAAAAACGCAAAACAATAACCATGAGAGACGTATCATGTACCCGAAACCTTGAAATCGGGTACATGAGAAACGTCTATACAAAACGCACTACTAAACCACCAAAATAACACGAAAATGCAAATCCTTATTCAACGCCACGCTCTGAAGGAGGGCTACACCATCGGACGTATGGAAATCAACGGCCGGTACTTTTGCGACACGCTCGAAGACACCGACCGCGGTTTGTCGGAAGAGATGTCAGAAGACGAAATCGCCGCGCTCAAAGTGAAGGGCGCGACCGCCATCCCCACCGGCACGTATCGCATCGACATGCAGACGCGCTCCCCGCGCTTCGGCCGTGTCCTCCCGCGTCTTCTCCGCGTGAAAGGCTACGCCGGTGTGTTGATCCACAGCGGTAACACGGCCGCCGACACCGAGGGCTGCATCCTCGTAGGCGAAAACCGCGAACGCGGCAAAGTGCTCAACAGCCGTGCAACGCTTGAAAGCCTGCTCGTCTTCCTCCGCGCTGCACAAGCCGAGGGCGAAGAAATCGAACTTGTTATTACACGTTCCACGGCCAACTGACGAGCATTCCTCGGTAGTTCGCCCCCGCGCGTCAATTCTTTCCGTTTAGCGGGATAAACCCGCCGACCTTTCCGAGGAAGTCCTCGAAATGGGAGTCCCGATAAAACGAACTCACAAGGATTTCTTATAAGTTCAAATGCGTAGCGTCGATTCTTTCCAAAAATCGGGAATTTGGAAAGAAATCATCTGATTTCGGGCGACAAGGGCGCGCAAGGCGTTCCAAATCGCTCTAATCCTTTCCAAATCTCGCCAAATTGGAAAGAATCGACCGCAAGCGCAAATACGTTTTACTCTCAAATCTTCATCAAATGAATAAGAATGCCCCCTCTCCGATGCCCAACGATTGGCTGTTTCTTTTGCTCGTTGCGCTTGGCGCAGTGTGTTTCTCCGTCGTCTTGACGCTATTTGCAAGCTGCACGACGACCCGAATCGTAGAACGCCACACGACGCACACCGACACCCTCCGCGTCGTTCAGCGCGACACCTTCCGCGAACTGAGCACCGTGTACGATAGCGTTTTTCTCCACGACAGCGTCTATTTTGATGGCAATACACTCGTGAAGGAGCGCAACCGCGACCGCCGGCACGTTCGCCGCGACACGGGCTGGCATTCGCGCGTGGACGATCGGAGCGCGTCCACCCACTCCACGGAATCACACAAAGAGAAGACGGCAACCGCCCCGTGGTGGTACGACTGGCGGCTGTGGGCTCTTCTCGGTATTGTCACGTCGTTTGTCGTTCTCAGGCATGTGTTGCGGAGATAAAGAAAAATCTGTACCTTTGTAGCAGACTATTGTTTTTCATGGTGTAATAGGTTTTGCCCCGAGTGCTTTTGCATTCGGGGCTTAGCTTTTTCGTGAGCGCACGAAAAAGGTCTTGTGCTTTCCGTAAATACGTCCAAAACGCGTCCAAGAT